AAACAGTTGCTTTCTGTTTTTGAAAGGCTAACAATATATTTTAAATCTTTAATTTCAGCAAACCTTATATTTCCATACTCATTACTCATATTCATTTGGTAGCATTAATCTTATACCTAGTTCAGTTAAAGCCCATATCCTTATTTGATCTGCATATATCTCAAAGTCTTTAGTGTTCATTCTTGCTGTGCTGTTTACTGTTTGTAGTCCTATCTGTCTTTCATTTATCTCTACACTTTGCCATTCACTTGCAAACTTTACTTTAAGTGTATCGTGCATTTCATCAGGAAAATATCCTAGCTCTGCTGCTAATGGTTGTACTATACAAGCCCAGTAATAATTGTTCTGCATATTAGACCTGTTGTTTCTTTGCTTTTTTACTTTAACTATATAATCACTTTCTAATTCTTTCAAGTAATTAAATAGCGTTTGTTTGTCTTGACTATTCTTTATTACAAAATTCATATTGTATATACCTACGTGTTATACTGTTTTCTAGTTTATCTTTTAAATGCTCCCCTATTATTTTTCTTATCCTTCTGTGTGATACATTAAAAACTTCTTCCATTTCTTTTGATGTGTTTGCTTTAGGATTATTGTAAAAGTATTCTACAACTTGTTTAGCAAGCAACTTAGGTTGTTCTGGTATTCTAGGTTTTGTTTTCATCTAATCAAAGGATTCGTTTATTCCTCTTTCTCCTATTAGCTTTTCTTTTGCTCCTGCCCACAGTTTATCGTGTCTTTTTTTTTTACTTAGCGATGCTTCAGTTCTTTTAAGACTTGGCATCCCTTCTTCGGGTTCACTATCCATATATTTACCACAATCACATAGTGCTTCTTTGCAAACCCACTTGCCCTCACGAAAAACAATAGTTGCTTTACCTATTTCTTTTTCTTGTTTACCACAAATACATTTGTATAATGTCATTGTGCTAATCCTCCAGTCTTTACATCACTATCTTTATATAGTCTATCAAGTTCAAAGTGTAAATGGTTTATTGCTTTTTGTATATCTTGCTCTGCTGGGTTTCCTTCTTTTTTCCCTGCTCTAAGTAAATATGATACGGCTGTTCCTACGTTATAAGACAATTTAAAATCTTCTACGACTTTACGAGCTGAATATCCGTATTTAGTTCCTGAGTAATAACCTGGTTCTGTTGTGTGTTTATAGTCTATTGGCATTGTTCTATTTTTTTTAATAATTGAGTAGGCGTATAAATTGGCAGTTTGTCATCAAAATTTTCGTATATACAAGTAAAGTTTTCATTTTTCCCTTTCTCCCAAGTCCACAAAGTTTTAAGACCTTTTTCAATTTGTTGTTTTAACACCCATTTAATTGTTTTATAAGTTTTTTTATTCATTGTATTTATTATATAGTTTTTTTATTCCGTCATAACACGTTGATATGCAAGAACCGCAATTAGTTCCTGTTCCATAATTAGTACCGTATATTGTGTTATAAGTTTCTATCATTCTTTTTTTAGCTTGCACGTTTTTTGCTCTTCCTGTTTTTAAGTCTTTCCACATATCTAATATTTCATCTATAATCTCTTGAGGCAAATCATCAGGCGTTTCTATCTCTCTGGTCTTTTGCCAATAGCCTTGAGGGCATTCCATTGGTGCTATCCTTGCTTTAATCTTCATAAAACATTTACAAATAGAGCAATTTCCTAATAACTTTTTATAGTAAACACAAGATTTACAAATTGCTATTCTATCTTTATATATTTCATTAGGCACAAAAAACTTATTCATCTACTAATTCTTTTTTAAGTATTGTTCTTACTTTGTCTATTGTGGTAAATAAACTGTTACGACTTATCCTGGTTTTCTCTGCAAGACTATCTAAAGTTTCTCCTGAATAATACAACTTAAATAATTCTCTATCGTACCAGTGTAACGTATCTAAAACTTTATCTATTTGTTCAAGTTTTTCCCACTGGTAATTTACTTCTTGATTCGGAATGTTTGATATGTTTTTATTATTAGCAACATTAAAAGCCACATCATCATTACTAAAAGTTGTACTAGCAGAATAACAAGAACTGTCAATATGTGTATAATACTTTTCATACTTATAATAAAATGGACTTCTTGGACTTGTTAAGGCTCTACGCAAAACAACAGCACCATATTTAGTAATTCCATCCAGCCCATCCTTCTTATATATTTTTTTTAAAGTGTTAGGGTTCATTTGTAAAAAATAAAGCATTAATTCCTGAACTGCATTATCAATATCTGTTTTATTTTTAGTGATCCCATAGCACATTGTTCTAAATTTATCGCTTAACTTTGATATTTCAAGATAAATCTTATTCACTTATTTCTTTTAATTTATCTATTTTGTCTACTACATCAATGACCATTTCATTTAATACTGTTTTATATGCTCTTATAACTGATCTATTTTTATTTGTTTCTACGCCTGCAAAAAATCCATTTGTAACTACTGACATGTTAATAGGAATAATCATAAGCCAGTCATACCAGTTATTCTCTTTAACTCCTGTTCCGTAATTATTATGATATTCTAGAATAGTATCTACAACATCTAAATAATTGTTGTATCTTGCCTTTGTACTTACTTCTTTTGAAAATTCCTGACACATTAAAACATAGGTTTCAATTATAGTTTGATGTTCGGAACTTGCATAAATTGGCTTTACCATTTGCCAAATTTATAAAAATTTTTACTCTATTCCTTTTTCTTTTTTTAATTTATCAACAAGGTTTTTGTAATAACTTATCTTTTCTTCATAATCTACCCTAGATAACTTAACTGTTTTTCTTGCTTTGTATTGCAGTTCTTCAGATGTGCCTTCACCAAATTTAGCATCTAAATTAAGCCCAAATTTATATTGTTCTCCTTGACCAAAAAGATTGTCAGCAGCCGACTGTGGTTGCACATTTATCTCGCACCATCTTGTAGCAAGATGTCTTCTGGAAATAAAATGACCTGCGTGTATTTGTTTGTAGTGATAAACACGATTAGAAGTAAAGCACTGCACCATACCTTCATTAGTTGCATCTCTAAGTCTTATATAAAGACTGAACCATTTGTCTAATTCTTTTTTAAGTTTGCTAATTGACTTCATATACTCTTAATCAAATCAGCAACAGTTTTCCAATCCTTATCGGTGCTAATACTTTTCATTTTATATAAATTACGCAAAGACTCTAAAGCTTCATCTTTTTTTTGTTTTTTGGTTTTATTAGTTTTTTTTATATTTATAGGCAGTCTGTCTGTTAAATCCCATTCTATTACATTTCTACCTGTTATACTGCATTGTTTTTCTCCTCTTTCATATATAACACCTAAATCTCTAAGTTCTGTAAATCTAGAACTAACTCCAAATATTCCAAAAGTAGTTTTTGCATTTCTAATGGCTTCAGTAGAAGTACAAGGAGCAGAAGATAATAATGCCTCGTAGACTTCTAATCTTCTTTTACTTAATAATCCTTCTTGTTTTATTTTATTATAACAGTCTATTGATGTTTGTCTTGTTTTCATTTTAATAGTTTTGGTTCAGGTCTAAAATGAGGAACTTGCTTAGGGTCTTCCCCTTTGTCAACTCTTGATCTGGCATCCCATATTAAGTCTTTATGCTTTCTTAACCACTTTATATATATAGGAACTGTTAAATGAATAAAATCTCCAGTCATAGGGCTTCTCACTCCTAGATCAAAAGCATTCTCAGCATCTTCAAAATAAAAGTTCTTATACATTCTAGATAAATCTTTAGCTAGACTTTTAGACATTACTTCTATTGTTTCTTCCTCTACATTGTTTTGTCCTAGCTCTATATATGTTTTGCTGATTAAATCCACTGAAGACAATATTAAATCTCCTTTTGACATTGTTTTAATTAACCTCATTTTTTAATTGTTTTTTTAATTTTTCTTTTACATTTAAGTTCTTTTGCAAATGCTGATGTATCTTACTCATTGTTTGGGGTGTTTTTGTTTCTCTTTTTTCCCAAGTAATAATTGATTGTTTCCAATTTTTCATCTTATTGCTACCTACCATCCAACCCTTAGATTCATAAAATGCAATAAATGCTTCTGCATCTATATTATTATTTCTTTCTAAACAATAATTTTTAACTTCATCTAAAGTAGGTTTTTTAAAACGCCCCTTATTATTATCTGTAAGATTAGTATTAGTTATATTTATATTAGTATTATCTGTATAAATATTTAGCTTAGGCTTGGCTACTAATTTAATAGACCTAGACAATATTTCTTTACTACCTTTTTTATAGATAACATCTCTTTCAATATAACCATGATTATCTAAAAGTCTTAACCAATTTTGAATTGAAGCCCTACTAACTTCATAGAGTTTGCAAAAATATTGAGTTGAAGCAGTACACTTGCCATTCATATTACATAATGCTGTTATCTCTGCATATAGAAGTTTAGCGTTTGGGGTTAGCTTTTTGTTGTATCTAACCTCAGCAGGAATAACTGCATAGTAATTTGGTTTCTCCATTAAATAATCTTAATTGTGTAGTGATAATTTTTCATAGCAAACTTAACATTTTCCAATTGATTAGAGAAATCAAAATAAGAAGTTTTTATAATACAAGTTGCATCACCGCTTTTTATTTCTAGAAATACTTGTGCCTTTGCATTCTCCTTTATTCCACTTTGAAGCAAGTGCCTTTTCATGAACTCATCATTTAAAAATGTTAGCTTAGAGTTATCAATGTCTTTATAACCTCTGTAAACTTTATTGAAAGTATTTCTATAAACAATACAGTAAGCGTAGTTACTTTTATGAGTTTTCTCATAATGATATATAAGACTTCTATCCCTATTTAACACCTTACCAATGACAGTTCTGTGTATATCCTCTTCACTTCTAGCTATATAAGCTGCAACCGACCTAGCAACTTGTAATGGTCTTTTTCTGCTTTTTGAAGCTAGATCACCATCCTTAAACCCCATTAGCTTTGTGGTGAGGTTACAGATGTTTTTAAAATTGTCTTCCTCTGTCATATTAAAATGGTAAATCGTTATCATCAGTAGTAACGAAATCATTCTCAACAGTTTCTTGACCTAACTTCGCACAAAGCCAACCATCAATATTATGATAATATTTACCGTTAAATTCTCTTGAAGAAACATTTACTGAAACATTAACATTAGAACCTTCTTCAACATCTCTAATGCTTTTGATCTTATCACCAAAGAAACTTATTACTACTTCTTTTTTATATTCTGTTCCTGATTGTTCTACAAGGATAGATTGTTTTTCCCAAGTCTTTCCTGCTTTAGACACTCCTGTTTCTCTGTCTAATTTTTTAACTAGTTTTCCAATTATATTCATTTTTTTATTTTTTAATTAATTCTCTAATTTGATTTAGTTTTTTTCTTGCAGCTATTATTTGCAA